TGCCTGAGCATCCATCTGTTCCCAGTCTGCAGCGAACTTTTCACCTAGTATGCTGGCAACTTCCTCTTGTTTCATGAACTGCATACACATTTGTGCTACTAGCCACAGCACAGTGCCTACACTGTCTTCAATTGCGTCCATCTTCTCGTCAGCACGTGTCTGAATTTGACTTTCGTAGCTCTCAATCGCCTTGTTTGTGGTGTTTGTCTTGTATTCTACACCACGTTGCACTGATGCTACACCAGATAGACGGTCGATTGCCTCTAGAACAGGCTTTTTGTCGAAGAACTTGATCGCTTCAGCACTAGGTGGGAGTAGTGGACCTAATATGTCGCCAATCTTCTTGCCTTCAGGCAAATCTACGCCGAGTGTGTTAGTATCTAGCGTGCCTGCTATGAGGCTCTCAAGCATAGAGCCATCTTTGACGCTATTCTTGTCAAACACCACCTTACCAGCGGCGAACTTACGTACCTTAGCCCACTCGTTGTTGATTATGTTGATGTCGTCCTGTTGATCGAGATAGTAAGTGACTTCGCCCTTTGCGTACATGGTGATGGGGTCTGTATGAAACTCCATAGGCACAACGCTGAAGAATTGATCGAGCGCGTAAGGATCATCCCACACCCACAGTGGATAACACCAATCGTTGCAGTTGTAGAGTTCAACACGACGAGTAACTTTATCCCACACATAGACCACCTTCGTCATCTGTGCAGCTAAGAATGACTGTTGATCTGCGTATCCGTACTTAGCGTACTCGCTTGTACTGTAACTAAACAGTTGGAAGTTGTCTGTCTGACCACGCTCACCTTGATCTGGTGATATTCCAGCTTTGATAACATTCGTAGGTGAGAATACACTTTCGTATTCATCGCTATCAGGCTTCTTTCTCCCATAGCGAGCGCGAAGAAGTGAAGTGTACATGAGGTCTTCAATCATCACCCAATTGCAGGCACCACTAAGGTCTAGTTCGGTAGCTGTAGGATCGACTATGATCTGATCTGGTCTGCGTACCTTACACCACGGGCCGCTGGGGGTGAGCATGTCAATTGTTTGCTCTAGTGCGAGCAGCTTGCCCTCGATGTCTTTGATGTCCTTCTGACTGCTAGCCTTCTCTAGCTCTAGGCTCAGCTTCTGCACCTCTTCTAGTGCAGCTTCGCTACTCTGTTCGCGTAGTGTGTAGCCTACCTCAAACCAACCGATGTTAGTCAGCGATGTGCTGACGATATTGCGCTTGACCTTGCGCTTGAGGTTCAACCCCGGTGATGTCTTCTTACTAGCTAGCGTATTGACTAGCCGTTCTACTGTACGTGCCTTCTGTTCGTCTTCTTTATCTTCACATGTGAACTCAGCGTCAGGGTTCTTTGTGAATAGCAGTGGTACTAGTGCGCTGACGTTAGCGAAGACGATGTTCTCTGTACTGTCGAACGTGCCTGTTAAAGACTTCCCACCTGTGGTGTTATCTTCGCCGTGTGGGTTGCTATTGTGGCGTGTGTGATCGTGTCTATAGTACCTGTATGCCTCGTTCCACGCTTCGACACTCTTACTCATAGCACTCTTGCCTTGGTCATATCTACTACGCCACAAGGGGCCTCTATGCTTAGAGACAGGTATCTTGCTCTCACCTATAACACGGTAGATAGGCTGGTCGCCTTCTACTACAGCAGCATCATCCTTCATCACACCGTCGTAGGTGTTGAACTGTGCTGCATCCTGAGGATCAGTGCCAGGTTCAGCAGTACGCTTGTACTCTTCACCTTGATCATACTCAGCCATATCTGTGGCCCCTTGGATTGTTAGCCTTCTTATCATGCTCCTGCCACAGCATCCAGCTAGGAACACGCTCATTTTCAGGCGTGACGTAGCGACCTATATCAGGCATGTCACCAAGTAGGTACTTAGTAGTGTCCATAGCGTGGTCATTGCGATCTACGGGTTTGTCAATGCGTTCACCAGAAGTAGATTGCTGCCAGAAGTAACCAGAAGCTTCATCTGTCCACCAATCGAGCTTCGCGTTGATGAATAGGCGAGGTGACCCTGCAACACGTTGTACGGGATGAAGCAGATTGCGATTGATGTTGAGATAGCTGCCAACCTTGACAATGCCGTTGTTGACATCGTTGTTACCACGCTTCATGTAGATGCGATCTTCTTTGAACATGTCTGCGATAGTCTTACCAACAGTGCGCTTGTGTACAGTCTTACGACCGAAGATGCTAGGATCAGCGTTGATCTTGTGCATCTCATCTACTTCTACATTCCAATCGCTGCGTATACGTCGTATAACTGAAATCTGTTCGTCAATGGTCATCTCTTTCTTATAGAACCCATCGCAGATGATGACATGTTGCTCAGGGGTGACGAACGCTAGTAGATAGCACGATTGCTGTGCTTGACCGTAGTCATAACCTTCTATCCAGTTCGGATGATAATGTGTCTCATGATAACCGTCGAGTAGCGTTGTGATCGCTCCTTCCTGTAACAGGTGTAGGCTGCTGTCGAACTGAGGGTATACCAATCCCTCATAGGCCACCCATTTGCCAAGTAGGAAGCGGTCCCGCTGTTGACCACTGTACATAGTTTCGAGTGTCTGAATGAAGTCGCCACCTTCCGCTTCATGAACGTGTCGCAGTTCATATGTGCTACCTTCAATCACTTCGATGAGTAGCTGCGGTTCACCGTTGTCATCTAGTACGGGCTTGCGGTCTATGTCACGAACACAGATCAAGTCATCTGTGATGTAGCCGCCCTGTTTGTATTGTACCATAGGGCGTACTAGTTTAGTATACACCCAGTTGCCAGTTGGATTACACGTTAGCATCATCCAACGTGGACCTGTCACTGGCATCGTTACATCATCACCAGTGTATCTAGCACGTCCGCGTAGACGACCGAATAGATCGAGGAAGTCCTTGTGTGTGATCTCTGGGTCTTCCACTTGATCCACTATCACCCAGTCGAACGTAGCTGAAAGCAAATTCGAGCTGCTGCTCTCTGTCTTCGTCCCCTGTTGTGCTATGTACCTGAAGTAGATCGTCGTGCCGTTCTTCAGGTGACATATGTTGTCGCCGTTCTGTCCTACTGCGAATGAGACGATCCATGTCGGTGGGCACCATTTCAGGAACTCCTTACGTATAGTGTCATTGAGCTTAGGATACGTGGAGCGTGATATCAGACCAGTGCACCCTGGATACACGTCAGCTAGTTGTATAGCTTTGATGACTGCTGCTGTAGTCTTACCATTGCCGAAGCCACCGCCGTATATCTGTACCTTCGTCTTGCTACGTAGAAAGCGATCCTGCAAGCTGCCTTCTTTGAGTAGCAACTCAGGACGTTCTGCAACATTGGCTGTCCGTGTGCGTGCCATTATGGAATGTTTGTTTCAATCCAGTTCGTAGCTGCTGGACCGATGAAGCGGTAGGCTGAACCTGTTGCACTGTCTACACGCATCTCACTCTGATAGCCTGCTGTAGTTGGCAGACCACTAGCGAATGCAGTAGGTACACAGTAGCTAGGATCAACTACACCATATGCGCCGTTAGCTTTGATACCTTGGCCGTCCTTGTTAGGTACGATAGCCATAGCTACCCCTCCTTAATGACTTGTGAAGTTATATCACGTGCGTCTACATCTACACTAGGCATGTGCTTAGGTTGAGCTATCTCACGGATGTGCCTGATGACCAAGCCGCCCTCTAGTGAGTGACGATGCTCCATGACTTGCTTAGGTGAGAAGCCACCACGATCTAGCATGTTCATTGCGATGCGAGCTTTAGTAGCTGGGCGTGTCTCTTCGTCCTCCAGCATGTCTTCAAGCTTGTTCAGCGCGCCAGCACTCATGGCGTCGATGCGCTTCTGCACACTATCTGCAGACAGAGCGTGTATGTTGTCTTTGACTAGGTTATCAAGCTGCGTGAATAGCTGTAGACCCTTGATCATGTCTATCTGACTGATCTTCAAGCCAGTAGCTTCTGCAATCTCAGCGTCGTTGATACCTAGTGTGAAGTATAACCAAACTACACCGCATGTAGTGACAGCTTTACTGTCAGCAGGGAGATCAATAAGACCACGGCGGATAGCACGATTATTGCGATCACGACCTCGTATAGTAGCCGTCTGAGTACTCTGTGCGTGTTTCTTGGTCTGCTGTTGTATAACTGCTTCGGGTGACGTGCTGGGAAGCATCGCCTGACCCGTTGCAGTGTCGATGATAAGTCCATTAGCGAGTGGGAGGTCGGGCATTCTTACTGCTACCTTTACCAGCTTGCTTCCTGAAGATGTCTTGGATCATCTTCTGCTGTGCGTTGCCAGCTTTAGGTGATGGCTGCTTGTTGACAGGTATAGCTGGACGCTGTTGACGACCTACCATCTTGCCAGCAGGCACAGGTGCATTAGGGTTGCCTACTGCAGACTGCATCATCTGTGCTGAGATGAGATCATCTATAGGACCGCCTGCACCGCTAGCTTGAGGAGGCATCTGTGGTGGCATACCTCTTGGTGGCAAGGCCATGTTATGCTTCCTCATCTACAGGTTCAACTGCGGGTGCGCCTTCTAACTCTTCATCTTCATCCATAGGTGCAGCATTAGGAGGCACACCTGTAGTCTTGTCTGCAGCATCATCCATCCACTCACCCACCTCAGTCAGTTCCTCTTTATCTATGCCGAGGTGTTTGAGTACTTCAGCTACAGCTTGAGGTGGGAGTTGCTGCATCACTGCAGGGTTCTGGTTGATCTGCTGTATGAAGGCATCCATCTCTGGTGTGCCAGCTTGAGGTACGCCGGGTGTAGATGCCGGTGGTGCAGTGGGAGCGGGTGCGGTGGGCATGTTTATGATCCTGGTACTCGTTCCATGTATTGATCGTATTCTTCAGGTGTAGCTGCATCACTGAGTACATTGTACTTCTGGGCTGTATCAGGCATCGTCTTATTCATCTGTACTGTGTACTTCTTCAGTACATCTCTAGCGATGTCAGGGTTGTTGCCGTAGCGCGTTCTAGATGTGTAGTATATCTCTGCTGGTGTGTGTTGTCTTGGTAGTCTATTAGGGTCGTCGCTAGTCATGCCCTTTTGAAAGAACGGCATCTGCTGTTGCTGCTGTTGACGCATTAGCATCTGCTGGATGAGATCATCTATAGTACGTGGGTCAACATTAGCACCGAGATGATCAGGCATAGTAGCTCCTACTTGTTGACAGTATTCAAGAAGCCACCACCGCTGTTGCCACTCTTATCAACAGGATAGCCGCTCGTCGCTACGTTAGGTGTAGCTGCAAGAGGCATAGGCATGAAGTATGGCGTCATGATTGATTGGAATGCTTCTTTCTCAGTGATAGTAGTAGCGTGCAGTGGTACAACAACGAAGGTAGCAATAGGTCGAACGCCACCTTGGTTCATGCCATCAGCTTGAATAGCTTGAACCTGTTTACCACTGAGATCAGCATTAGCACCTACACCATTAGCAAGTGCACGTCCTATTTCACCGACGTACTGACCACCAACTGATGCAGTGAGGCGAGCTATACTACGCATCGTAGCTGTTGCTTGTTGAATAGGTGCATAAGGTTGACCGAACATGTTATCCCAACCACCGGCCCATGCTGGCATGATGTGCACTCCTTATATATGTGTATGGGAACTCATCGCACACTGATGCACACTTAAGCCAAAAAGTCAATAGACACATGTGGTTATACACTGTATACGCATCTAGCATTGATCGGGGGCCGGTAGGCCCCCCTTGCGTCCTAGCTCTGCCTATGACTACTACACATACACAGCCTCTTGAACAAACTTGCATGTGATCCTATATGTGCTATACTATATGTGTTGCGTGCGTATACGTTGACGCATGTACGCATGTAGCAGTCTACTTGACATGGTAGCACAACTCAGCACTCCTAATGGCTCACGCTGTTAGGGGTGCCTTTTTATGTACTTATGCAGTTTATATATGGGTCTAGAGTACTACACATATAGCTCAGTTGGTTTTACTATATACAACACATAGTACATATATACACATATACACATACTCAACTACTATAAAGCGCACACACAGTACGCATCTACACATAAAGCACGCTCAAACACGCTCACATTCACACTGCTAGGGGCTTGAGACAGTGCTCATCTCACCTCGCCACCCCTCGCGCGAGCTACGTGTTTGGGAATTGGCGGGGGAGTGTGTCTCGTGTCATCATGTGTAGCAGATCAGTCACGCTATGTGTAGTAGGTGTAGCATTCATGCCACGCTACATATGGTATACTACATGTGGCATGTTTTCTGCATGTGCTTGCGTTTGGCAGGATCATAGGTGCGTCGCGCCGCATCGGCTCCCGCGTATTGCTGCGCATGTGGTGCTGCTAGGTGCGCATGTGGTGCTTGGTGCTTGGTGCTTTTATACATTGTATAAGCTGTTAGGTTGAATTGTAGTGCCTGTTTAGCATGTGCTATATGTGTAAGCTGTTGATTAGATTGAGTTAGTTATGCGCACTATGTGTGTGAATAGTGTGCTTGCATGTAGTGAAACACGCTAGATGTAGCGGCTAACATAGCGTGCTTGCTACCAGCTATAGTAAGCTTGCATGTGATCTATAATCGTTTATACTGATTGATAGTTGGTTGACTGTAGTTCCCTGATGGGCGGAATGCCTGTCTCGTGGGTCACACTACCGGGTGCCAGCTAGGGTTAAGATTATTCAGAGCAAGGGTTGCTTTGATTGTCACCCGTACAGAAAAGCGGCTTAACTGCGCGCTCTGTCCCACCAAGTGAAACCCACACAACGTCCTGAAAGGACAAACATACCATGTCAAAATCTAACTCCAATCTGTTCGCCGATGTTCTCCGCATTGCCAAGTCTAAGACCGAGTTCGATAGCGGTCCGGTTTACTTGGTTCACACTCACTACTCTGAGATTGCAGAGTTAGTTGCTCTGCTAGCTAAGCGCGGCGAACAGTCTGTTCGTGCTTGCGTTCTCGAGTACTGGTCCGAGCGTACTCCCGATGGGAAACGCTTTGAAGCGGAGCGCATGAAGCTTGCTAACACCGAGAAGCGTACTCCTGAAGAGGAGGCTACGTTTCAACGTATGGGCAAGCAGAATAACAATATCAACATGTCGCTGGAACGCGCGGTGAAGGTTTACAACGGTGTATCCTTCCTACGCTCAATCGGAATACAGGTTGATATTGAGAAGGTTGATGGGAAGGATGACAGCAATACATATGATACGTATTGCAAGCGTCCTAAGGTTGAACGCAATGACGTGTTCTTCAATGCTTCGCAGCTTATGAAGATTGAAGATCATATCAAAGCAATCAAGCCCGATGCTAAGGCTGTTGATATCCGCGCTATGTTAAAGACTGCTAAGGCTGGCGCACCTAACGCCACCAAGGCTAAGGGCAATGGCGAGGCTATCGCACCTAGCAAGCTTGCCGAACCTGTGAACACCCTGGACACTACGTTAGCAGGGCTGGCACAGGATGGCGGAGGGTTCGCAGTAGGACCAGACGCTAACAAGGCACTCATGCTTTTGTGGGCTCGCCTTGATGCACAATGGACCGATGTACACAAACAGCAGGCGCGCGATATGTTTGCTGCACTAGGTGCGAAAGGCGAGCAAGCTAGCAAGCCCAAAGCAGATATCACTGCTACACTGAAAAAGGCAGTCGCTGCTAAGTAAGCTATACATTGTATAACTAGAAACCCTGTAAGCCTTTCGGCTTGCAGGGTTTTTTTTTGTTCTATTGCGTTCGTTGTATGTCTGCATCAGTGTGGCAAACATGTTAGCAACACATGTAGCAGGCAGACAACACAAGCGAGGCAGCACAAGCAGCCGAGCGCCCG